ATCCGTATCACATCATTGCGGCCATAAATTACTTTGTGAGCTTGAATGCGACTGATTATGTGGAGATCATGTGGAGGCCAACCGACATCGGTGTTCAAATTGAGCAGTACGCTGCCAGCGCCAGCCCCACACGGCCAGCAGTGCCATCGGCCATCGTCACGATGAGCTTTGTGTCCAACCTACCGACAATATAGCCATGTACATCCCACTAAAACTACCACCAGGCATTTACAGGAACGGCACGGAGTACCAAGCAGCAGGCCGCTGGTATGACGCGAATTTGGTGCGCTGGTACGAGAACACCTTGCGGCCAGTGGGCGGCTGGAGGAAGCGATCGGCAAGCCAGATGACTGGTCTGTGCAGGGGTTTCATCACTTGGCGCAACAACAGTGGAGAGCGATTTATTGCCGCCGGCACGCAATCCAAGCTCTACGCCATGAACGAGGCGGGGACACTCAAGGAAATCACACCAACCAGCATCACTGCCGGCATTGCCGATGCCACGATCAAGACCGGCTACGGCTACGGCACTTATGGCACATACGCCTATGGCGTGGCTCGACCTGACTTGGGTGGGCTGATTCCGGCCACCACATGGAGCTTGGATACATGGGGCGAGTATCTGGTGGCCTGTTCAAGCGCTGATGGCAAGCTGTACGAGTGGCAGCTTGGCTTTACAACGCCGACACTGGCAGCGGCCATCACCAACGCGCCAACGGGCAACAAGGCTCTTTTAGTTACTGCCGAGCGCATCCTGTTTGCCCTTGGCGCTGGCGGCAATCCCCGCAAGGTGCAGTGGTGCGACCAAGAGGACAATACGGTCTGGACGCCTGCGGCCACCAATCAGGCTGGTGATTTTGAGTTGGCTACACCTGGCACTCTGCTGGCCGGCAAGCGTGTCAAGGGCGTCAACCTGCTGTTCACTGATGTGGATGTACACACGGCATCGTACATTGGCGCACCATTTGTCTATGGCTTTGAGAAGGCCGGATCTGGCTGCGGCCTGATCTCAGCCCAAGCAGTGGCGGCCATCGACACGGCGGCCATCTGGATGAGCAAGTCGGGTTTCTGGACTTATGACGGATATGTCAAGCCCCTGCCTTGCGAAGTCTCAGATTATGTTTTTAACAACATCAACTACAACCAAGCATCCAAGGTCTACGCTGTCCACAACAGCCAGTTTGGTGAGATCTGGTGGTATTACCCGAGCAGCGGCAGCAATGAGAATGACAGCTATGTCACCTACAACTACCGCGAAAACCACTGGAACATAGGCTCATTGGCCCGTACCGCCGGCACTGATGCGGGTGTGTTCACCAACCCGCTGCTGGTGTCATCTGATGGCTACATCTACGAGCATGAGGTCGGCTTTGCCTACGACAGCGCCAGCGTCTACGCTGAGTCTGGGCCAGTGCAGCTTGGCAACGGCGACAACCTGATGTCTGTGCGGCAAGTTGTCCCAGATGAGCAAACACTTGGCGAGGCGGTGGTTTCATTCAAGACCCGCAATTACCCCACGGGCGCTCAGTCCACCTTTGGGCCATACACGGCGGCCAACCCTACGGATGTCCGGTTTATGGCGCGGCAAGTCAATGTCAAGGTGACGGGTGCGGTGCTGGCCGATTGGCGCATCGGGGTGATGCGGCTGGATGCGGTGGCCAGCGGCAAGCGATGATGGATAGAATTTTTGAGATCAACCGATGTCGCCAGTGGATTGATGCGGCTTTAGAATACAGTGGTGGGACTCACACACTCGATGACATAGCGGCTGGGATAATGTCGGATCGATACCAGTTATGGCCTGGGCAAAGTTCAGCGGTGGTGACAGAGATTCTTGTTTATCCGAAGCTAAAAAATTTACATTTTTTTCTTGCTGGTGGCAATCTTGATGAACTCAAGAAAATGCGGCCACACATTGAGGCATGGGGAAAGTCTGTTGGATGTACAAGGGTGACGCTTGCTGGCCGTAAAGGCTGGGAGCGTACATTTTTAAAAGACGAGGGATATGAGCCTCAGTGGTTTATTCTTTCAAAGGAGTTGATATGAGTCAAGGTGGTGAAGTAACTACACAGCAGCTTGTTTATGGCCCTGACGGGAAAGTGTATGGCAACCCAGCGCTAGCAAGAGCCGCTGGTGTAAATCAAACCTATCGTCAGGACGGAACTCCGTATCCTGAGACTTTGCTTGGCAGTTTGCCCCTGTCACCCTCAGTGCCTATTACTGAGACATTTGACCCGTCTGCTGGCATTGGCGAATTTGAGCGCCGTCAATTTTTGCGAAACCAAGCATTGCCTATGCCGGATCAGTACCAGCAAATCATGGGGCAAGGTAGCAGTGCTACTCCGTACCAGCGAATCATGGGTCAAATGCCACTGCTGCAAAACCCATACGCCAGCATGTCGGGTGGCTACAATAATTTTCAAGGCGGTTACAACCCCAATCTGTACAGCAATGCGCCAAGAGCAATTGGTCAGCTTGGCTTTGGTGGCGGTGGTGGCGGCGGTGGCTCTGAGCCTGCTGCACCTAGTGCTTGGAGCAGCATGACCCCTGCGGAACAGGCGGCCTATTACGCTGCAAATCCAACGATGGCGACCATCACTCAATTGGGCCAAAAGGCTTTTGGATATACAGGTTTGGGTGCTTTGCAAAGAGCAATGCAACCAGGCTTTGTCAGCGACCAGAGTTTGATTGCAATGGGCGTCAACCCTGCCGCATACCAAGCCGCAAAAGAGAGCTTCCGCGCCAGTGAAATTGCAGACATGAATGCAGCGGCTGAAGCTGCTGCCAATGCTGCTATGAACGCTCAATCCATGCAGTCGATGCAGGATGCACTGGCCGCTGATACGGCAGCAGCGCAAGCACAAAGCGTTTCAGACCAAAGTAGCGCTGGCTCTGAGGCTGGTGGCTACGGCACGGGCGATACAAGTGGCGGTTTTGGTGAAGGCCAGTACAACATGGGCGGCCTTGTTGACCGAGTTGGTGGCCCGAATCCACCAGGCCCAGATGACGGCGCTGGCATGTTGCAGATCGGCGAGTATGTCATCAAAAAATCAGCGGTCAAGAAGTACGGCGCAGGGCTGCTGGACATGATCAACGATGGCAAGATTTCTGCCAAAAAAATGAAATCTTTACTCGGCTAAGGGGAAAAAAATGTCTAAAGGTGGAAACCAAGTATCAACGACTTCAATTGATCCTGACATCAAGAGTGCGTTTCTCACAAACTTTGGTCAGGCTCAGAATGTTGCGGCAGCATTGCCTGTCCAGCAGTTTGCCGGATTTAATCCTCTGTACCAGGCGGGTGAAGAGCAGATCGTCAACCAATCCCTGACCCCGTTCACTGGTCAGGAAATTGGCGGGTTTATGAATCCGTACCAGCAGGAGGTCATTGACCGCAGCCTTGGCGATATTGAGTCGAGCCGCCAGATGGCAGACCTCAGAGATCGTCAGGCCGCTACACAAGCCAAAGCCTTTGGTGGCTCACGCCAAGGTGTGCAGTCTTCACTGACCAATGCTGCTGCACTCAAGCAAGCCGCTGACCTGTCAGCCAATTTGCGCAATCAGGGCTTTGGTCAGGCGACTCAGTTGGCTCAGTACGCTCGGGGACAAAACCTCCAAGGCGGTCAGAATGTGCTGGCCTTGGGCGGTGCGCGTCAGGCTCTGGAGCAGCAGCAGCTTGATGCCATCCGCAACATCGGCCTGCAAAAACTTGGCATTGTGCAGTCCAGCTTGGGTGCAAGCCCTGCCAACTTGGGAGGCGCTGTATCAACCCCTACTAGCAGAAATGTTGGTGCTGGTCTTTTGGGTGGCGCACTGGCTGGCTCTCAGTTGGCCGGTCTTACTGGTGGCGCAATTAGCGGCGGCGTGGGTGCAGGACTCGGTGCATTGCTTGGTCTGTTTTAAGGAATAAAAATGGCAACGCAATTTGACTTCTCAAACATCGGCAGCATTTTTGGCGGCGGCATGGGCGGCACGCCCACTGGTCTTGATGCACTGCTGAGTGAAGACCAGCGCAAGCTGATGGGCCGCAACGCTGCACTGGCGGCTGCTGCTGCACTGCTGCAAGCCGGTGGCCGCAGCACCACCCCTATCGGCCTTGGCCAAGCCCTTGGCTCGGCTCTGCAAGCTGGTCAGCAGGGCTACCAGCAGGCGCGTGCTGGCTCGGTGCAGGATCTGATGGTCGGTGAGAAGCTGAAAGAGGCTCAAGACGAGCGCAAGCGCAATGTGGATTATTTTGAAATGTTGCGCAAAGCCAGCCAGCCAGCGCCAGTAATGCAGCAAGCGCCATTGACGGGTGTAGCAGTGCCACCTGTTGAAAGATTTGTGTCTGAGACAGCGCCAACGGCCAGGCCAGCAGCAACCGGCCCATTCGCTAACTTGACCCCGCAGCAGCTTGCGCTGATGCAAGGCTTGCCACGCAAAGAAGGTTTGCAGTTTGCGCTAGACGCCACCAAGCCAGAGGCATCACCAGAAGCCATTAGGACTCTAAACGCTTTGGGCTTAGCCCCTACTTTGGCAAACTTGCGCCTGCTTGACAAGCCAGAGGCATCACCATCAGAGTTAAGAATTTTGGAGGCTACGGGTACACCTCCTACCCTTGAAAATATTATGAAGCTCAGAAGGTCTGGTGCAGCCTCGCAAACAGTAGACATCAAGATGCCTGGTAATCAACAATTCTTGGCTGGTGTCGGCACAGATATTTCCAAGACTTTAAGCGACTTGACTGCTGGAGCAACGGCTGCCAATCAAACCTTGGCGAATGTAGACCGCATCCTGCCTGCGCTAGACAAAGCTGTTCTCGGCCCTGGCGCCGATTACCGCACCACCTTGCTGCGTGTGGGTCAACAACTGGGTATTGCTGGGGCGAATGCCAACGAAGTATTGTCGAAGACTGCAACAGTGGTGCAGGGCTTGGCACAAGCTGAACTAGATGCTGCCGCGCAGACCAAGGGGCAGGGAAGTTTAACTGGGCCTGAACGCGAAATGTTGAGGCGTGCTGCTGCTGGTGATCAGACGCTGACTTCTATAGAAATTCAGACAGCTTTAAATGCCGCACAAAAAAGTGCAAATTACCGCATAAAGTTGCAACAAGACTATGTGAAGCGTGCAAGCAAGTTGCCAGGGTTTGAACAGTTTGCTCCAATGTATGAGGTAACCCCATACACAAGCGGTAGCAACCCCTTGTTAAACTTGATTGACCAAACTTTGCAGCAGCGTCAAGGGGGTACACGATGAGCGATGCACTGGCAAGTTTTTCAACCGAAGAGTTGCTCAAAATCAAATCGGGCGATTTGTCTGGTTTGTCCACCGAAAAGCTGGAATTGTTGCGCGGCATCTTCATGCAAGCCCCAGTGTTTGGCGCCCCTAGTGCGCCGCCTGCTGCTGTGACTCCACCAGCCCCCGCACCTACGCAGCGTCTGCGATCTATTGCGCAGGGCGCCACCTTTGGCGGTGCTGACGAAATGGAAGCCAGCTTGAGATCTGCTGTCACTGGAGAAACCTACGATCAAGCCTTAAAAGATGTTCGCGGGAAGATGAAGGCTTATCAAAAACAGTCGCCACTGGAGGCGCTGGCTTATGAGGGTCTTGGTGGTGTTGGCATGGCGGCTGGAACTACTTTGGCTACCGGCGGTCTTGCGGCGCCAGCCACGCTGCCACGAATAGCCACCAGTGTTGCCCCGCTGGTCAAGGGCATTCTTGGCACATCTGCGCTTGGCGGCGCCCAAGGTGGTGTTACTGGATTTTTGTCTGGTGAAGGCGACTTGTTGCAGCGTGCAGCCCGTGTTCCACAGTCCACCTTGATGGGCGCTACATTGGCGCCAGCGGTGCAGCTTGGCTTTATGGGTGCAGGTAAGCTGACCGACATGGCGCTAGATTCGGCGCGGCGCTTAACTGGTGGCCGTGGCGGCAAGGCTGTCGAGGCTGAGATTCAGCGGCTGGCTGGCGACACTGGTTTGACTACTGATGAGATCGTCCAGCGCATTGCCAATGGTGAAATCTTGGCCGAAAACCAAACCCTTCTCAGGGCGGTGCGCGGCCTGTATGCACAAGGCGGTCAGGCGTCCACCACGCTACAAAAATCTTTAGGCACTCGGCCTGCGCAACTGCGCAAAGATGCCTTAACCGACATCCAGAAAACCTTGGTGGGTGATCTCACGCCATTCAACCTTGGCCAACGGCCAGAGAATGTCTTGAAGTATTTCAAGATGAGCGATGACGCAGCCAAAAAAATGGAGAATCAAAACTATGAGCAAGCCTATGGCACTGGCGGTGTGATTGATGCTGATTTGCTTGGTAGTCTGACAGATGCCTTGAAACGATCTCCAGGTGCGGTCAAGGACATCAACGAAATTTACACTGCGCAGACTGGCAAAAAGCCATTTTTCTCTTTTGACGAGGCTGGTGAGATTAAGTTTTCTAAAGCGCCAACCTTGCAAGACGCCGAGATCATTCGGCGCGGCATTAAGTCAAGCATTGATACGGCCTTTACCACTGGCCGTGGCGGTGTTGGCGAGGCGCTCAAACCTGTAGAGAGTGCTTTGCGCGAATCCATTGACGCATC